TCCTCATGGAAGTAGGGGTGGTTTTGGCTGGTCTGGTGGGGGACGCCATCCAGCAGCAGGGACTTCGCCCTGCCGACTACTGGCGCGACCCGCTGGTAGAGGCGCTGACAAATCGTCTCGTCAAGGCTATGGCTGACTCCAAGGAGTTCAAGACGAGCTTCCAAACGGTCCTGCGAGGGCGAGGCTAATGGGCGTCACACAGAACATCGTCCAGCGAGTCTCCAAGTTCTTCTCGCAAGACAAGGAGCAGAAGAACCTCCAGCTTTCCAAGGGGGCGACCAACGACCGCTTCGACGGCAGCGCTCTGGAAGTGCTGACGACCCTTGGATACGACGCGCTGGGGAACTACCTCCGACTGGAAAACGACCTCCTCAACCGCTTTGCGGACTACGAGGAGATGGACGACTACGGCGAGATCAACTCCGCTCTGGACATCATTGCGGACGACGCCACCCAGCCAGACACGACGATCAACCGCACGGTCTGGGTGACCTCCAAGGACAAGACGCTCCAGCAGAACCTAGACGACCTCCTCAACCGGACCCTGCGGTTGGACGAGGAGATCTGGGAGATCGCCCGCACCCTGTCCAAGTACGGCAACGACTACGAGGAGATCATCGCCACGGACCAAGGTGTTCGCGGGCTGAACTACCTCCCGCCTGCCACGGTGCGGCGCATCGAGGGCAAGCGAGGCGACCTTCTCGGCTTCATCCAAGACTTCACGGGGAAGTTCGACTACTCCAACGCCGACTACCAGCAAGTGCTGGCAGCCAAGTTCGGCGGGGCGGCGGACTCCAACGACAACCTCGACATTGACCTCCTCCAGAACCCCATCGCGGCATTTGAGGGGTGGGAGGTGGCGCACTTCCGTCTGCGCGGCAAGGAGCGCCGTTCGGTCTACGGTCACTCCGTCCTAGAGGGTGCCCGCTGGATCTGGAAGCGGCTCATGCTGCTGGAAGACGCTGCGCTGGTGTACAGGCTCCAGCGTGCGCCGGAACGGTTCGCCTTCTACATCGACACAGGCGACCTCCCGCCCAACGAGTCGCTCGCCTTCGTCAACCGCGTCCGCCAGAACTTCCGCAAGAAGAAGTTCGTGGACCCAGGCAACGGCAAGCTGAACCTCAAGTTCGACACGTTGTCGCCGGACGAAGACTTCTTCATCCCCAGCCGTAAGGGCGTGGACTCGACCCGCATTGAGAACCTCGGCGGTCCTCAATGGCAGGCGATGGACGACATCGAGTACTTCCGCGACAAGATGTTCGCCGCCATCAAGGTGCCGAAGGCGTACCTCGGGCAGGAACAGGGCGTAGCGCGGGCCGTTCTCTCCAGCGAAGACGTTCGGTTTGCCCGCACAGTCCTCCGCATCCAGAGGGAACTGAAGAACGGCATCCGAAAGATCATCCGCGTTCACCTGTCGGCGCTGAACATCGACCCGTACGTCGTGGAGTACGACCTCCACATGACCGTCCCCTCGGCCATCTTTGAACTGGCCCAGATGGAGGTTCGGACGGCGCGTGCAGACCTCGCCGCCCGTATGCGCGACTTCGTCTCGCTCCATTGGATTCTCACCCATGTGTTCGGGCTGTCGGAGTCCGAGATCAAGGACATCCAGAAGCAGCGCAAGGGCGAGGCGATTGACGACGCCAAGACGCAGGCTGACGCTATGGCCGCGTCCCAGCCCCCGATGCCGGAGATGGGGGCCGAAGGGGGAGAGCTACCGCCGGAAGGCGAGATGCCTCCAGAAGGTGAGTTCGGACCTCCTCCCGAAGAGGGCCGCGCCAGCCCCATCCAGACTCAGCACAACGTACTGACCGAGAAGATTCACCAGCACCGTATGCGAGCGCATCGTCGCGGTATCCCGACTCACAACTACATCTCTGACAAGGAGCTTTTTGAAGGGCAGCGCACCCGTGAGGCTGACCGCCGCAACGAAGAGAAACTCCAGCAGCTTCTTCGGAACGACACCGAGATGTCGCTCCGACTGCGCGAACTAGGGTCATTCTTGAAGGATCTCCGCGCCGCATCGCAGTCCCGACGCGGTAGGTAACGGGGTCCGCTTTCCTTGACACAGCATCACACCGAAAGTAGCGTGGTTCCCAAGATGGAAAACTCTCTGTCGCCGTTCATCCCCGCCGCCGAGTTGGCACCCCTGTTGAAGGGGAGCCATCAAGACATGGCGCTGCGCTTGGCCGAAGAAGTCGAGGCCGAGAAGACGCGCTTTGGGGGTGCTCCCGTACACCTCGTCGCGACCTTTGACTCGCACGCCATCGTGATGAGCGAGGCGGGTGAGGTCTATCGGGTGGCGTATGAGACGGCGAACAGCGGCAAAGTGCATCTGACCAAGCAGGAAGTGCTTCCGGTGACGGTAGTGACCGAGAAGACCCTGCGCCGTTTCGTGCAGACTGAGGCGAAGGCGGCGGCTGACCTGTTCCTCAAGGGGATGGTCACGCAGGCCAACGCCAAGGTGGCGGCGCTGTTCCCGCTCATGGACAACGCGCTGGCGGCGTCTGACGACGAGATCATCGACGGCTTTTCGGAGTCGCGTAAGGCAGACCGGCTGTGGAAGACGATGCTGGAAGGCCGTGGCGACCAGATCCGCAGTTACATCAGCGAGAACACGCTCCCTGCTCCGCTGGCCGCGAAGTTCAAGAAGCTCTACGACGGAGCGACGACTCCCGAGGAACTTCCCAACTTCAAGAGCCTCGTCCACTCCGACTTGGCCGGTCTGATTGGCCGTCTGAGCGTGGTGGAAGCGCAGGCGCAGGAAGCGCTGCATCAGCTTCGTACGGTCAAGGATGCGGCTTCGGAAGAGGGCGGTTCGGAGGCCATCGCGCAGCTTGAGCAGTACGCTGCGGACCTCCTGTCCGACGTTTCCGAGGTCAAGGAGTTCGCCACCGAGGCGGTGCGCGACTTCAACCAAGTTGACCTACTTGCGAAAGTGTTCGACTCTATGGCGTCCGAGGTGGCCTCATTTGAGGTCGCAGGCGCATTCGCGTCCAAGATGGCATCGCGACTGGCAGAAGCCAGCCGCTAACAAGGAGACTGGAAGATGAAGACCCCTATCGTGATTACGACTCTGGAAGAGGACTTCAAGAAGATCGGCCTCATCAAGGCCGCTCCGATTGCTGAGTCCGTCGAGGCCGACGAGGCTGACGAGGCCGAGCTTGACGAGGCCACGCGCATCAAGCGCCGCGTCGTCCGCAAGGCGGGCGGCGGCTTCGCGGTCCAGAAGACCCAGAAGACCACCGCTGCCGAGCGCATGGCGGCGAAGAAGTTCCGTCGTTCGGCGGCTGGCAAGAAGTCCGCCAAGCTGGCGATGAAGAAGCGCCGCAGCGCGAAGGGCAAGCGCTTGACTGCCAAGACGGCGGCTGTGGCTGCTGCCAAGGGCACCCGTGGTAAGGGCGAGATGATGGGTATGCCGATGGGCGGCAAGGGCGACTACGGCATGAGCATGGAGGCGTTTGACGCCGCCGAGGCTCTCAAGTCCTTCGCCAACGCCGCGATCATCGCGGAGCGCCTCCAGACTGTCTTCACCGAGTGGGTCAAGTCGGATCTCTGCGAGTCGCGTGAGGATGAGACCGAGTTCCTCAAGCTGGCCGGTGCGCTCGCGACCATCGCGGAGGAGTTCGCGGAGATCGCCACCGCTCTGAACGAGAGCGTGGACGAGCTTGACGAAGAGGCTGTCACCGAGATCTTCAACGAGGGTCTGGAGACGGTGCTCGACGCCGTTGACCTCTACGAGAAGAACTGCGGCAAGGGCGAGGACGAAGAAGAGACGGACGACTCCGAGGACGAGGAAGAGGAGTCGGACGACGAGGGAAACGACTAACTCCCACTCTGGAAGGTAAGAAGCGGGCCAACCGCACTTACCGGAGTGGGAGGCAGCGGGAGATCGGCAAGTGGGACTACCTACAAGCCGCCTCTGTCAAAGAACCTCTCAAGCAAGCTCGGAAAGAACTAAATCCATTTCGTCGGAAAACTAAGGGGCGGGGTGACGGGCAACTGGCCCGCACCCCCCTCCGAAGCAAGTTCCGATGGCGGGAATACTGACGATGAGCAACCCCAAGCCCCTTTTGAGTGACGTTGCGTTTGTGAGGCTCTCGCTTGCCGAGGGGACTGGGGATCGCGTCAAGGTTCGCGGCGAGTTCGCCAAGTGCGGCATCGCCACCGAGAACCGCCGCGTGTATCCCGGTCCCGTGTGGGAGAAGGAGATCAAGCGGCTGAACAAGGCGCTCAAGGAGCGTCGAGTGTTCGGTGAGGTTGACCATCCTTCGGACGGCACGACCAAGCTGGCGCGAGTCAGCCACATCGTGACCGACCTCAAGATCAAGGACGGGCTGGTTATCGGTGAGGCTGAGATCCTCCCCACCGAGGCCGGTAAGAACCTCCTCGCCCTCATGCAGGCGAACGTCCCTGTCGGCGTCTCTTCGCGTGGCTTCGGCTCCGTGAAGACCAACGACAAGAACGAAGACGTTGTGCAGGAGGACTACAAGCTGGTGACCTTCGACTTCGTGGCCGACCCTGCCGACGTTGATGCCTTCCCCCAGATGGGAGAGAGCATTCAGCAGGCTGGGTCGCTCTTTGAAGGCGTCGAGTTCGACGTTGACGAGGAGCAGGAGAAGGCCATCGAGTTCGCTCGCCGCATCGAGTCCGAGAAGTCGGGCAAGAAGGTGGCAAAGCAGGAGAGCATCCGTGACGAGTTCGCCCGCGAGATTCTGGGCAACCTCGCCAAGCTGCGTGCGGAAGTTCGCGATGAGGTTCGTAGCGAACTGCTGACCGACCCGAGCATCGCCGGAGCCAAGGTGGCTCTGGAGGCCGTTCGGGAGGCGCTCAAGCCCTACATCCTCCCCGAGGACGCTGCGGAAGTGGTGAAGGGTAAGGACGCCAGCATCCAGAAGCTCCAGAACGAGGTGGCCGAGCGCGACCTCCGCATCAAGGAACTGGAGTCGGAGAACACGGCTCTGGCTGAGATGGCGAAGGAAGTTGGGTACCGCTTCTTCCTTGAGAAGGTGCTGTCCAACGACCCGCAGGCCGACGCCATCCGCACGCTGGTGGGCGACGTGAAGACGTTCGACTCTTCAGACGCCCTCAAGGAGCGCGTGGCCGAGATCAAGGCTGAGATCGCCAAGCAGGAGGCCGACAAGAAGGCCGCAGTCGAGGCGCAGGCCAAGGAAGTGGCTGAGTCGCGCAAGGCCCAGAAGGCTGAACGCGCTGAGTTCGACGCCCGCTTCGCAAAGGTCGAGAAGCTCATCTCCGCTGAGAAGACCAAGCGCGAGGAACTTGAGGCTGCTCTGGCTGAGTCGCAGGCTGAGAACGAGAAGCTGAAGACGAAGCTGTACGCGGAGCAGCGGCTCACCAACCACCCGAAGGCGAAGAAGCTCCGCAATCTGGTGGAATCGTCCAACGTCGAGGACGAGGGCGATGTCGATGCGCTCATCGAGTCGGAGCGGGAGCCGATCCGCGACGGCGACGAACTTCAGAACATCCGCGCCCGCATCCGTTCGCGCATTCGCGATAGCGAAGCCCCCGAAGCTGTGACTGAGGCGCGTCAAGTTGCATCGGGTAAGACGAAGAAGGATTATCTCGGTCTGGGAATCGACATTGACTCCCTCAAGCGACTGAGCGGTATTTCACGGTAAGCGCTCAACAAGTACGGCTGCAAGGAGCAGCCAACTTTTCAGAGACGGCCAGATGGTCCGTCAATCGGAGTAGACAGATGGAAGCTCGTAATATGCTGCTGGAAGACAGCAAGCGGACCATCGCTGACAAGACCTACGTCGGCGCTCTCGTCCGCAAGTGGAAGGATCTGCTTGAGGGTCTGCCGGATCGCACGGAGCGCGACCGCTACATCCTCGGCACCGTCGCGGTGCTCATGGAGAACGAGTCGCAGCACCTCCAGTCGCTGGAGGAGGAGACGCGCCTTGTGAACGTCGGTTCGTTCACGAAGTTCATCTTCCCCGTTCTGCGCCGAGTTTTCCCGAACCTCATCGCGCACGATCTCGTCTCGGTGCAGCCGATGACCGCCTCGGTCGGGGCCGTGTTCTTCCTCGACTACATCTACGACACCACGAAGGCTCCGACTGTCGCCGGACAGGTCTTCCCGCGTGACTTCGACCGGAACTACACCTCGGAGCGCGTCGAGGGTGAAGTTCTCGCGACCGGCCCTGCGGGCGGTACCGGCGGTGGCGGCGCGGCCATTGCGGCTGGCCTTTCGTTCTACCCCGTGCGCCCGCTGAACACCTCGGCTGGCTTCTCGGTCATCATCCGCGCCATCAACACCACCACGGGCGCGATTGTCGGCACCGCGACCGACAACGGCTCGGGCGGCTTCACGGGTGACATCGCCACCGGCTCGATCAACTACGCCAACGGCGGCATCACGAACTTCCAGATGTCGGTGAACACCACGGGCTGCCAGCTCAAGGCGTTCTACACCTACGACGGCGAACTCAACACCAAGATCCCGTCGATGAAGCTCGACGTGAAGAAGGCTCCGGTTGAGGCCCAGCCGCGCCGCCTCAAGGCTCTGTGGTCGAGCGAGGCCGCTGAAGACCTCCGCGCCTTCCACGGCATCGACGCTGAGACGGAGATCGTCTCGGCTGTCGCGCAGGAGATGGCTCTGGAGATCGACCGCGAGATCGTGGACGACCTCTTCCAGAACAGCACCGGCACCACGGCGACCTTCGACCGCGTCCCGCCCGCTGGCATCAGCGAACTGGATCACCTCCGGTCGATGATTACCCAGATCTCGACGGTGTCGAACACCATCCACAAGAAGACCCTCCGCGCCCCGGCGAACTTCATCGTCACCTCGCCGGACGTGTCGGCCCTCCTCGCCCAGCTTACGACCCACGGTGACTTCCGTGCGGCGTACGTCTCCGGCGCTGAGTCGCCGTACGGCCCCGCCGATATGCCCCGCCCGCTCACCTCGCAGGGCCAGTTCGGCATCTACAAGGTCGGCACCCTCCAGAACAAGTGGATGGTCTACGAAGACCCGTTCTTCAGCCGCGACCAGATGCTCATCGGCCTCAAGGGCGGTTCGTTCCTCGATGCCGGTTACGTCTGGGCACCGTACATCCCGCTCCAGGTCACGCAGACGTTCCTCGACCCGAACGACTTCTCGCTCCGCAAGGCGATGCGTACCCGTTACGCGAAGAAGCTCCTGCGCCCCGAGTACTACGGCCAGATGCGCGTGACGAACCTCTAGTCCTGCACTAGCGGTTGCAAACTTGGACCCTGTCGAGGAAACTCGGCGGGGTTCTTGTTTTTGAGGAGTCTGAGATGAGCATTGCCGCAAAGATGGAGTCGCTGCTTCAGCAGGGGCAGAATCTGACCGAAGCCGATAGCATTGACCCCTCGGAACTTCCGCCCAAGGTGCTGAAGGCTGCGGAGGGACTCGGTAAGTACGGGTTCAAAATCACTACCGCCTTTGAGGGGGTTCACGGCAACGTCGTGTCGCTCAAAGCCAGCGGGGGTATCAAAGGTCTGGCTATGCGCCTTAGCGCGGAAGAACTGAAGGCCATCACGGCTGTCCCAGGCTTCCGCTGGCTTGAAGCGGACGGCGGCGAGATCACTATCGGCTGCTGATCTTCTAGGAGACTGAGATGACGCCCGAGATGAATCGTCTGTTGGAGTCGCTCGTCGCCCGTCTGACTGAGGCCGAGAAGCCCAAAGACCCTACTAGCGAGTTGCGCCGCCATGTGAAGATGGCGCTGAGTTGGCTGAAGGCTGGTGCGCCCTCTGGGGCAAGCGAGAGTCTCGCGAAAGCCTTGAAGCTCCGGCTCCCTACGGAGACTCCCAAGAGTGGTGAGGTGATCGCCCTGCTCAAGTCTGCCCAGAAGAAAGCAGGCGGGATGAACCCGCGATCAGCGGATGAAGACGTAGAGAAGGCGCTGCGGCTGCTGGGGTTGGATAAGTAGCGGCCTCTTCCTCCGTTGACAAATCTGCTAGGCTGCGCTCCCTTGCACCCTAGGGAGACGGACACATGAGCCGGATTGCGGACGTACTTGCAGAACTATCGAGTCTGGGTGCCGTAGGCGCACCGCCCAAGCAGAAGGAAGTGGTCGCGCCCGCGCCCACGCCCGTGCGCGAGCCTGCGCCTGTGGCCGAAGATGAGCCTGTCGAAGTGCAGGACGTAGATGGGGCCATCGCAGCGCTGACGGAAGGCTTCCGCGAGGGGCTGGACACGGAGCCTGTTGAAGAGGACGAGGCGCTGGAGGAGGAAGAGCCTGCGCTGACTGCTGCTGTAGACGCAGAAGAGGAAGAGGACGAAGCCGCTGGCCCCTCCATTGAGGAGCGGCTAGATGTGGCGCTGCAAGAGGTCGAAGCCATCTCCGAAGTGGTGGAAGGACTGCGGCAGTCGCTGCTGGCTATCAAGGCCGAACTGGCCGAGTGAGGAAACGGATGCGACGGTTCCGAAAGAAGAAGCACCTCTCGATTGTCATCATCCCCCCGCACGGGCGCGTGTACGACCACGACATCCTCGTAGGCGACCAGTACGCGCAATACGCCCCCTTCATGCTGGAAGAGCTTCCCGAAGAGGGTCCGGTACCACCGCTTGCAGAGCCAGAGGAGACGGGGACGTTCAAGCCTCGCCCCAACCCGCTGGACGGGGAACTCGCCAAGGCTGCTGCGGAGACGGTTCCGGTTCCTGTCGAGGAGCAGCTTCCGCCTCCTCCCGACGAGATCTTCGTGCCGGAACTCGCGGATTCGGCAGCGCCTTCAGAAACCGCTACAGTAGAAGCGGCACCTGTAGACGAGCCGCCCAAGAAGAAGCGTGGGCGTCCTCGCAAGGTCAAGCCGGTGGAGCCTACGACTGAGGAGGCTTCCAAGGAGTAGGGCGCATGGGCAGCGCAGCGAACTGTGGGCCGATGATCGGCCAAAGGATGGACGAAGACCAGTTGAAGCTCTGGATTCTTCGTCGCCTTGGTGCGCCGCTGCTCAAGATCGAGTTGACCGAAGACCATCTGAGTGACGCCATCTCGACCGCGATGCATTGGTTCGCGGCCAAGAAGGGCTTCATCCGCCAGTTCCCACTCAGCGTCATCCCCAACGTCACCCAGTACCAACTGGAGCCGTACGTCGATGT